AGGCGTGGCGAGAGAGTCATCCATTCCTGCAGCTTTTGTCCGTGCCGTGATGCAGCGTGACGATTACTGCTGTGTTTATTGCGGAACGACAAGTTCACCCGACCAAGAGAAATCGCGCAAGGCGGTTTTGTCGATCGATCACATAATTCCGGTTACGCGCGGCGGTGGCCAAACAGTCGAAGACCTCGCTACGGCCTGCCGCGCCTGCAATGGCGAGAAAAATGACCGTACTCCGGAAGAATGGGGTTTGCTGCCAACATTTCTGCAGGTTGGCGTGTCATACACAGGTGGAAAACTGATCACTGATTCGTCACACACAAAACGTGACAACAGCGTGACCAGAGAAGAGAAGAGAAGAGAAGAATTAAAACCTACTACCCCTACCGGGGTAGTTGTCGACAGCGATGCTGGCGACTCGATACCCGGCGTGCAAGCAGACGGGGTATCCGGAAAGCCTTGTCCGCATCAGCAAATCATCGCCCTCTACCACGAAGTTTTACCTATGTGTCCTCAGATTCGGAATTGGACACCTGCCAGAGCTGTGCAGTTACGAGCAAGGTGGAATGAGGACGAAAGGCGGCAAAACCTCGACTACTGGAGGAAGTTTTTCGAGTACGTCAAAAATTGCGATTTCCTGGTCGGGAAGGTGAACGGACAAGGCCGGCGCCCATTCTTTGCGGATCTCGAGTGGATGGTGAAGTCGGCGAATTTCACGAAGATCAGGGAGGGGAAGTATGCAAACGACTGATGCCTTGCGCGTGCCGCCGCATTCCGCCGAGGCCGAGCAGTCGGTTCTCGGAGGCCTGCTGCTCGACAATTCTGCATGGGATCGTGTCGCCGATTTCATCCATGCAGACCATTTCTACCGCTACGACCACCGCATCATCTTCGAACACATCGTCAGGCTGATCAACAACGCGAAGCCTGCGGACGTCATCACGGTGTTCGAATCGCTCGACAGTGTTGGCAAAGCCGAAGAGTTAGGCGGGCTCTCGTATTTGAATGCGCTGGCTCAGAACACACCTTCCGCAGCGAACATTCGCCGGTATGCGGAAATCGTGCATGACCGGTCTCAAAAGCGCCAGATCATCACTGCCTGCCATCAAGTCGTCGACCTGGTCGAAGGCAGCCAGATGGATGCCGCCGCGATGATCGACCAGCTTTCCTCGAAACTGGAGCAACTGGTCCGAGCACCACAGAAACGCGAACCAGCGCTGGCCAGTTCCACGTTGGCTGAGCACATCGAATCAATCGACGCGCGCTACCACGGCGCCGAACCAGAAGCTATTTCCACCGGACTGGTCGACCTCGACAAGAGGCTGAACGGAGGCCTGCGGCGCGGAAATCTGATTATTCTCGCTGCGCGTCCGAAGATGGGTAAAACCGCGCTGGCCCTGAACATCGCCAACCACGTCGCTACTACCGGCACTGCAGGCGTTCTTTCCATGGAAATGACGCTTCGCGAGCTGCACGACCGGAACATTGCCAGCATCGGCGGCATTCATCTGGATCACCTCATCGATCCGAAACAGCTGACGAATGAAGATTGGCCTCGGCTGACACATGCGGTGCAGCGCATTAGCAACATGTCCCTTTTCCTCGACGATCAGCCTGGGCTGACGCTCATGGATGTCAGGACCAAGGCGAAATTCATCAAGCGTCGTATGGGTCTTGATCTGCTTGTCGTGGATTACCTGCAGCTGATGAGCGGCGAAGGCGACAACCGGAATGCTCAGATCGAAGGCATCACGCGCGGCCTGAAGAACTTGGCCAAGGAACTCGACGTTCCGATCATCCTGCTTTCGCAGCTGAACCGAAAGCTGGAAGACCGCCCGAACAAACGACCGCAGCCGGCGGACCTTCGTGACTCGGGCTCGATTGAGCAGGACGCCGACATTGCCATCTTCCTTTATCGCGATGAGGTCTACAACCCGGACTCGATGGACAAGGGCGTATGCGAAGCGAATATCGCTCTCAACCGGCAAGGCGCGGCGGGCATCGTTCCGTTGACCTATATCGGGGAGCAGACGAAATTCGCGGACTTGCATCGGGAATGGCAACCGCCGGCACCTAAACAACCATCTAGACGCGGTGTTGCGGAGCATTTGTGACACGAAAGTCAAAGCATCGAAATAAATCAGGGAATGCATCGGAATCAACAAACTATCGAAGGGGAAAAGAAGTGAAAAACAGCCTTATCCAGCATAACTCGTATGACCCGAACAGCCTAATCGATGCGCTGATTCAAAGGCTCAAACTGAAGAATGACGCAGCCCTTGCGCGGGTTTTGGAGGTGGAGCCGCCGGTGATCAGCAAGATTCGCCATCGTCGGCTTCAGGTCGGCGCGTCGCTCCTGATTCGCATGCATGAGGAATCGGAGCTGAGCATCAAGGTGCTGCGCACCCTGATGGGCGACAAGCGGAAATTTTTCAGCTAGGCGCACATGAGCCCCATCCGCCTCACCATCCTCGGCGAACCGGCATCGAAGGCCAACCAACGGAAGATCGTCACCTTCGGGAAGCGCGCTGCGCTCATCAAGAGCGAAAAGGCGCGCAACTACGAAAAGTACGCGCTTCCTCAAATCCCGCCAGCAGCGCGGGTGCAGTTGTCTGGCCCTGTCAGCGTGACGCTGCGGATTTTCTACTCCAGCGAGCGCCCAGACTTGGATGAATCGGTCGTGCTGGATGTCCTGCAGGATCGATACAAGTCATTTGGTAAGGGTGAAAACAGGCGCCGCGAATTGATCCAGAAGGGCGTCTACAAAAACGACCGCCAAGTGCGTGAGAAGCATGTTTTTTGGGGCCTGGATAAAGCTAATCCAAGGGCAGAAATCATCGTCGAGCCGCTCGAGGCTCAGCAATCCGGATTATTCGGGGAGGCAGCGTAAATGACCAGGAATAAGCGTCCGCAGAAACCATACCGCCCGAAATACACCGAGGCGAACATCAAGCTGAAATTCCAGCCTTGGAAAGTGCATGCCGTCTTTTCTCCGTTGGAATCCATCCTGGAGCAACTTGAACAGGATGGGACGGTCGATGTCGCTGGCGCGAGGCCTGTCTTCCAAGACCACAACGATGGTTGCTGGTACGAGAGCCCGCCGGCGATCCGTGGCGTGGTAGAGGCCTACCAAATCCATGAGCGGCGCACCGGCCGTCTGCTGAATCTCGAACCGCTCAGCCAGCTGGCCAACAAGCTCGAATATGGCATGCCGATATTCGAATCGGAAACGAAAGCATGCTGGGAATGCCTGGCGCGCATGCGGGCCGAAACGTTGGAAATGACGGCCGCCTACGCGCGCGAGCTCATCAAGGACTATCAGATTCTGGAAGCCCTTCAAGAGGAGGTCGCATAAATGGGGATATTCACAAATCCGATATTAGACCTGATCGCCAAACAACCAGGCATCCGTACCGTTGAGATTGCCGACCTGGTCGATTGCGACGTCGATATGGTCGATAAGGCGATTAAGGCACAGATCGATGCGGGCGTGATCCTCGTCGAAGCAGTGCATGCGCCGAATGGACATCCGACCAGCAGCTATCGGCACGCCAAACCTGTCGCGCTACTGGCGCCTGAAAGCGGAATTGATGTTCCTATCGATTCACAAGCCATGCCATCGGCCGAACTTCCCGCCTTTCTCGAAAAGAAAGAAAAAACGAAAACCCAGATGGGCATCGACTGCATCGTCGCCAATAGCGGTCGGGCAACGATATCTCAACTCCATGAAGCTTTGGGATTGAGGAAGGAACAAAGTGTGACGCCTTTCATGAACCACCCGCTGGCGAAGGGATTGGTGGCGCGCGACGGACGCGATTGGATCCTCGGGCCGAACCATCCCGGCTATTTGAAATTCGTATCTTCCCAGTTGGATGAATTGCAGGCAGAACTGCAAGTTGCGCTGAACGGGCAAGAAAACCTCGTTGATGCAGAAGAACCGGATATAGAGGAATTACCGCCGGAAGGATTCATCTGCGCCCTGTGGTCTGACGGTGAATTCGTCATGGCGCGCGATGGGAAGGTCATTGCAAAGATTACCGCAAGCGAATACAAGGCGCTACGCCGATATGTGACATCGACAACCTACGCTGAAGGAGCACCGGCATGATGAAGATCCTGATCACCTTGCTATCCGTAGTTCTTCTGATGTGCGCCACCTCGCTCGAATGGGCAATCACTGGTCGCGCCTATTGGGTGCCTGTTGTCACTGGCGGATTTATCGTAATTGCTGCCGGAGGTTGGATTCTTTGGTGGATTTCCGAGCGTTTCATCGACGCGATCGACTTCATGACGAGGTGGGAGTCTTGACCGTATTTCGTCATGCATTCCCACAATGGGCTCACGCCATCATCGGCGGCGATATTGCGCACTACTTCAAGTGTGTCGACGCATTCGGCGTGTCGGAGTCCATTTGTGGGCGTGTCGAAAAGAATTGGCAGCAGATTCTGCCAGCCGGCACGCGCCAGCATTGCAAGGACTGCGAACGGAGATTAACCAAGTCTGTGAGGCGTCAGGAGGCCATGAAATGAAGGGCGAGAAGTTGACCCTTGAAGAACTCTACGCCATCAAGACAGCTGGCGGTCGAAATAGCGGTGAGAAAAGCAACGCACTTCCGAGTAGTCCGGGGAGCAATTATTACGGCGATCCGTCCAAGGTCGTCGAATTTCCGGCAGAGCGAGAGCGTCGCCTTAAGCGTGCAAAAAAATCCAAAAACAGGAATAGGGGAAATCGATGATGGATGCAGTATTTCAGACTACCGGCCAGGCGTTGCACGTCGCTTTCCTGATCATGGCAGTCGAGCCGCGACAGAGGAATGCGCTACGGCAGGCGCTGATCCGCATTATCGAAGAGATCGAGGATCCGAATCCCAAACTTCGGCAATGGCTGGACCAGCTGCGCGGTGAAAGCTCCGGAGCGGTGAACTTCGGAGGCCTGACATCTGACGAGGTCCGCGCGCAGTGCGCGATGGTCACACAGGTCGTGAAAGATACGTTGCCGGCGCCAGAGATGCATGTGATCAATGCGCGCTTCATTCCGACAGCGGTGAGGGAAACCGGTCGCGACGAAGAAAACCGACCGATATCGGATTACTACTTCTGCAAGGAACGAAAGGCAGCATTCCAATGGCTTGCGAAATGGCTGAAGGAAAGTCGGGCGTTTGATGGCCTTAACCAGGATGAGATGACGTATCTCGCCATCAAGATGTTCGCGGAGCGTCCGGAAATCGAGATCAGTTTCAGACATCTCGCGCAGAAATACAGCAAGAACCACATGACCTACTTCCGCAGCTATACGAAGGCGAAGGAACTCGTCAGGCCGCTGGAAAACATGGCCATGAGCCGGCTTGCGGCACATTTCTATGCGACAGGCCTGGTGGAATCTGGTTATGTCGAGACCAAGGTCGAACCGAAGGTCTGGAGGTTTAAATGAACCTGAAACAGCGCTTGAAAAATCGCCGGACAGCTCGCTGGCTGGAGAGCGAGGCTACCGTTTGTCCAGAGTGCGGGGAGCGCGGCAAGCATTACATCAGCATGCCAATATCCATCGAGGCCGTGATGATGGGCGTACCGCATCCTGGCTTCTGGACATGTGCCAAGTTCTACGGGCCAAATGGTACGCGCATTGAAGGCATGGAGCCTTCCGCTTCGGTGCATGAGGAAGGGAACCGGGGATGATGTTCTCACCGACATTTTATACGCCCACTCGGACGCGCATTTACATCATCAACGCCGGCACAACAACGTGCGACACGATGTCGTACTGGTCAGAAACATATTGGTCAAGCCATAGTGCTACTACCTGCACGATACATAGCATCTACCGCGCCATCCCGAAAGAATGGCGGTGGTTCCATAGGTTTTTCCAAAGAGTCGCACGCATCACGAAAACGCTCGGCAGGCGAATTATTGTCGGATTCCGATCCCGTCATCTGGAAATGGTCAGCCTGTCAGAATGGCGGCGTGCGAAGCGGAAGCGCTGGCTGGCCACTGCAAAGCTGCAGACTAATAAGGAGGTAGGCACGGCATGAAATTCGGAAAACGGATGCAGGACGTAATTTACAGGTATCTCCGGCTACGTGGACGGCGTGGACTGGTGCGCGGGACAACCGTATGCCGACATCTTGGCCTTCCGCTTCCGGCGCTTCGCGCGTTCGATGACATGAGTTTCGTTATGAGCATCGGGCCAGCTGTTGATGCTCCTAAGAGGTATCCAATTAGGTACGCCAAATATAATGGGTATGGTGCCAGCTTCCGCTGCACGTTTCATTCCGGTGAGCGCATATGGTGTTTCAAAGAGCGGAGACTTCGAAAAGGAAAGCGCCCACCGAAAATTATTCGCCTATATCCACCTGGTGCGGCGCTACAGAAATAAATGAAAAAAGTGCTTGACTTGTTCGGGAAGCCGAACTAAGATACACACATACCGGCAGCAATTGTGCAAACCGGGTCTCTAGGAGAACAGCATGACAACAAAGTACATTTCTACTACCGGCACCGCCAAGCTGATCCGCAAGGCTTTGAAAGAATCCTTCCCTGGCGTCAAATTCTCCGTTCGATCCGATGTCTACAGCGGCGGTTCCTCGATCAACGTGAGTTGGACTGATGGCCCGACCTCCAAGATGGTCGAAGCTGTTGCCAAGACCTTCCAAGGTGCCTATTTCGACGGCATGCAAGATTACAAGGGCTCGACCTTCGCGATGATCGACGGCGAGCAAGTGCGCTTCGGTGCTGACTTCGTGTTCTGCGAGCGCCGCACCACGCGCGCCTTTCTGGAGCGCGTCAAAGCCGCCGCAATCCGCATGTACGGCGAAAAATTCGCGGCTGTCGAAATTAAGGACAGCAGCTATGACAACACAGCTTATTTTGATCGCACCAACGCCGTCGCGGACGAGCGCAATCTGAGCGTTTTGCGCTCCAACTTCACGACCTACCTGACCCCGCGCCGTTCGCCGACAGCCGGCAAGGTGATTTACCTTGGCAACGATGGTTACTCGGATAAAGGCGCTTTGAGCGTTCATTAATTTAATCGGGAGGGCGCTTCGGCGCCTTCCACCTTCAAGGGGAAATACATGAAAACGAATCAACTATCGCCCGGCGCGCAGGAGGTCCTAAAAAATGTGCTGGCCGCCATGCAGAGTGCCGAGGAACTGGGCGGTGTGGACTCTACGGAGGATTATGTGCGCCTGATGGACACCATCGCCATGGAAGTGGCAACCCGTAAAGCCAATGCTGTGGAGGCATCATGACACCCGCAACCCTTCAAGCCCTGCGCCGCCTGCTTTTCTTCTCCGCTCCCGAAGCCGCTGCCCTGATTGGCAACGTTACGGAGCGCAGCTGGCAATTCTGGGAATCAGGCAAAAGGCCGATTCCGCTCGACGTTATGGTACGCATGCAGGAGCTTGTTCAATGGCGCAAAGAAAGCATTGAGCACTTTCGCCAGAAGGGTAACGATCTTGTGTTGCTTTGGTTTGCGTCGCTTGAGGCGTGGACCGAATTCACAGGCGAAGACCCCGTTTTATGGAGGTTGGAATGCTCGGTGGTGGCGGAGCTATGTGCAAACCATGGCGCTACAGCTATCGAGTTCGATCCAGAAAAATACGCTGCTTGGCTTGGCAAAAAGAAAGATTCTCAGAAGTTCCGTCATCAATGGGCATGCGTTCAAGCACTCGTCGAAAAACGTGGTCTTGATAATTCGCAAAATTCTGCTTGACAAGGTTGTTACAGGGCACTATAGTTTTTGCCATACTTAGGAAAGGTATCAGAAACGCCCGCGAAAGCGGGCTTTTTACTTTCTGGTCCACGATTTCCGCACATGAAACCCTCTCGGAGGACGCCATGTAACCGCCGTCGAAACACCTTATTTTGACGATAGAAACCCGCTCGGCACGTTC